GTGCATGGCAATGAAGTGTCAATAGTAGATTACAAAACTAATAAAGAGATAAAGACTAAATCTTACTTTGATAGAAAAAAGAAGAAAAGTGAAAAGATGCTTTATCCTTTAAATCATTTAGATGATGTAAATTACTATCATTATGAACTTCAGTTATCTACTTATGCTTGGATTATAGAAAAAAATAATCCTAATTTAAAAGTTACAGGATTGTATTTATTGCATCATGATCATAATGACAATAAAACAGTTTATAAATGTGAGTATAGAAAAGATGATGTAGAAAGAATGCTTTCTTTTTACAAAAAAGAAATAGCATATGAAGATTATAAAAGGAGGAATAGACAATGGAGCTGGATCAAATAATATCTGGACATATTAAAGAGTTACTAAATCAAGAGCAAGACCTCTTTAATGAAAGAATAAAGGTTTGTAGAGAATGCAAATTATTAACTAAAGATAGAATACTAGGAGAGATATGTGATAAACATAAATGGATAAATCCAAAAACAGGAGAATTATCTCTTATACAGATAGATGGTTATATAAATGGTTGTAACTGCCGCATTATGGCAAAAACAAGAGTACCTGAGGCTCATTGCCCATTGAAAAAGTGGTAAATGTTATAAACATTATACTCAGGTAAGAAAAAATAGATATTTTAATAATGAAAACAATTAATGATAATGAAATTATGGGAAATGAATTAGACCAACTTAGGGGTAAATGGAATATGTCAAAAAATATAGTAGTTCCTACTAACCCAATAGCTGCTGAAGCTAGAAAATTAGAAGAAGAAAAGAAAGCTGAAGAGCTAGCACAAAAATTAAAAGAAGCACACTTAGCAAAACAAAAAGAAATTGAAGCAAGATTAGAAGGATTAGAACTAATTCCTAATGGAAATAGGTTAATTTTGATGCCTTATCCATCTAATCCTTATGTAAAAGTAGTAACTGATACTGGTATTTTTATAGAACCAAATGGAAAATACTTTAATACTGATACAGGAGAGATAGATCAAGCTAAAGAACTAGTTGCTTGTGCTAAAGTAGTGGAAATTGGCCCAGATGTTAAATATATAAAAATAGGAGATGATGTGTACTATGATTCTAGAACAGTGTATCCACTCCCTTTTATGAATCTAGGTTATCTAGTAACTTCTGAGCCGCAGATTATAGCTATTATAAATAATGATTTAAAGATAAGGATGGGGATAAAGTAATGGAAGACAAAGTTTATTTTTTGCCAGGAGATCTGGTTACATTAAAAAAGGATATGCCAAATAAACCAACTATGTTGGTAGTTAAGAAAGTAACTAGATATTTTAAAGAAAACCCCTATTTTCAGGGTATATTATGTAGATGATTTACAAAAGATGGAGAATTGCAAGAGGCAATATGAAATACAAAGGATCTTCAGAAGTTATAATATGAAAGGGATTTATTGTATTAGAAATAATATAAATAACAAATGTTATATAGGTAGTTCTAAAAATATAAAATTAAGAAAAGGTGGTCATATTTCTCGATTAAGAAATAATAGACATCCTAATCAACATTTACAAAATTCTTGAAATAAATATGGACAAGATAATTTTATATTTGAGATTTTAGAGCAGTTATCTAAAGAATGTACAACTGAAGAATTACTTGCAAGAGAACAATATTACTTAGACACATTGAAACCTGAATATAATATTTTAAAAATTGCAGGCAGTATAGAAGGCTATAAACATTTAGAAGAAACTAAATTAAAGATTAGTAAATCTATGAAATGTGTAAGAAAAAGTAGTGAACATGCTAAACATATTAGAGAAAGTCAACAAGGAAAAATATTTACAGAAGATCATAAAAACAAATTATCTAAAGCTGCTAAAAATAGAGATAAATCTACTTTAGAATATAAAAATACTAAAATAATTATAGATAATATAGTTTATAATTCTATAAAAGAAGCTTCTGAAATTATTAATATTAAATATAATACAATTCAAAAAAGATTAGCAAATGATAATTTTAAGAATTATCAATATGTTATACCTAAAGAAGTTAAAAAATGTAAAAATATAACTAAAGGTACAAGTTTTAGAAATAGATCCGTAATAATTGATGGAATTGAATATGAATCCGCTTTAAAAGCTTCTAGAATTTTAGGAATGTGTATAGATACTATTAAATATAGAATTGTTAGTGAGACTTTTACTAATTATAATTTTAAATAAATTAAACTTTAACTATGAAGTATAAAAAATTACAACAGGGAGGTAATATTCCAAGATTGAATATCATTCAAGCCATACTAGGTATGAGGCCTGATAATAAAACACAATTAAATTCAGAAGAGTATGGTTATTCTTATAGAAGACCATGAGGAGATGCAATCTATTCAGAGATTGTTAAAAAAATCCCATATGGTAATGGAACTCTAACTTCCCAAAGAAAGATTGTTAATCCATTAACACCTAAAGCTGATACTATATATACTATGCCATCTGGAGATAGAGTTACTAGTCCAGAAGATTTAGCTAGGTATAAATATAAATTTAAATTGCTAGATTCACTAGCTAGTAAAAAACAAGAAGGTGGAACTATAGATATGAATAATGAATCAGAAGATAGAGAACAGTTAATAGTAAACTTTGCAGCAGAACTCTTAAAAGCAAGTGGATTAAATGAAGAAGATGTGGTAGATGATGAAGGTAATATAAAGGAAGAGTATGCTGGATTTTTAGTTGATGCTATAAGTGAAGTTGATTCTCCAGAATTCTGGGAAGAGTTTAAAAAGTCACCTACTACTGTTGTAGAAGAATATATAAAGTCTAAGACTCCTGAGAAAGTAGAATATGCTAAGAAGGGAATGAAGCTTAAACAGTTAAAAAGTAAAAAGAACAGAAAATGCAAGTGTGGTTGTGATCTTGTTCTTAAGAAAGAAGCTGGAGGAACAATAGTTGAAGTTTGTTCTTGTGGATGTAAAAATAAATAAATATGCAATATTTTAAATTTAATAGGGAAACTAATAATGTGGAAATCCTAGATGATCGAGTATTAGTAATAAAAGAATTCAGAGCTTTATTAGATCCTAAAAGGAATAAGACAAAATCCGATCCTTCAGGAGAAAATCAAGAACTAGCACAAAAAGAATTCATATTTATGTTCTTATATTTTGACTGAGAAAGTCCATATTTCAAGTTTTCTGAAGAAGATAGAAGATTAGCAGCCATTGAAGATTCAGGACTAACAGATAAAGAATTAGAAGATCCTTTATTTATAGAAGCATGTAATAAATACAATGACTTACAAGAAAAAAATCAATCTATAAGACTGTTAAAAGCTTGTATGACTACAATTGATAATGTTATTTATTATCTAAAAAATGTGGATGTAAATGAAAGAAGTAAGCCAGATGGTAGACCTATATTCAAGACTAAAGATGTTATAGCTGAAATCAAGGGTGCTAAAGATCTTATAACTTCTATTAATGAGTTAGAGAAGGAGGTTAAAGAGGGGTTGTCTAATGAAACTACTTTACGAGGTGACGTAGAGCCAGGATTTTATGATTAGTTATGGGAGCAATAATAGAAGGACAGTATTGAGACTATGGGCCTAACGATACTATAGATTGTTTTGATATAGAGAAATCATATTTCTTGACAAAGTATAGACCTATAAATGACAAGGAAGGTTTAGATTTTAATCCTGATTGATTTAGAGAAGATGCTATTAGGAAACAATCCACTGGAAGATATTCTAATACAATATATGGAACTAGAAAATATAAAGAATTCTGGGATGAAAGAATGAGGAGGTGTATAGAAGGTTATGAAGTGAATGGTTATAGAATAACAGGAGATAATTATTTCTTTTTAAATTTCTATAATCTAAAAACTTCTGAGATAGATACTATTAATCAAACTTATGGTTTTCCATCTTTTCTAGTTTTTCAATATGAATATTTCCATTATATAGAAATGTGTCAGTTATTAGGTAAAGATGTTGCAGTATTAAAGTCTAGGGGACTTGGATTTTCAGAAATGGCTTCAGCTATAGCAGTAAATCATTACACTATGATTCCTAATTATAGGATACTAGTTACTGCTTATTCTAAAAAACACTTAGATCCAACACTATTAAAACTATGATACCAATTAGACTGACTTAATGAAAATACTGAAGGAGCTCTAAAAAGAGTAAGAATGGTAATAAATACTAGTACTCATAAAAGAGCTTCTAAAAAAACAAAAGATTCAGCTGAAATTGGACGAATGTCTGAAATACAAGGAATAATTGTAGATGAACCAGACAAGTTAAGAGGTGACCGTGTACAAATGCTAATCTACGAGGAGGCAGGTGCAGATCCAGAACTTTCTAGGAAATGAACGAAGGGAGAAGCTCTTATAACTGTGTTAGGTGGAAAAAGAGTTGGTATGCGAATAGCTTTTGGTACTGGTGGTTCATCTAAAGCTGGATCTATGGAGGGACTAAAAAATATGATTACTAGTCCAGAATCTTTTAATCTTCTCCCAGTAAAACACAATTTCACAGCTGACGGCTCATATAAAACTACTGGAATGTTTATTCCAGCTTATAGAATTGTCTATTCTTTAATTGACAACAGAGGTTATTGTAATAGGGATAAAGCTATAGAATGGTACAATATAGAAAGAGAAAAGAAAGCTTTAGATCCCAAAGAATTCATGAACTATAAAACTGAATTCTGTTTTACCATAGAAGAAGCACTCCTTCAAAAGGAAGATAATATGTTTCCAAGAGAAGAGTTGACAGAACAGCTTACTGCATTGGATATATATAAAACTATAGAACCTCCTAAAAGAGGCTATTTAATTTGGGAAACATATAAGGATGGAGAAAATAGAGGAGAAAGAACTGGAAAAGTTTTATGAAGAGAAGATCCAAATGGTAATATATATATAGCAGAACATCCTTTATTAGGAGATAGTGGGGCTGGATTTAATAATCTATATGTAGGAGGTATAGACTCTATAGATATAGGTTCTAAAGACTCAGCAACATTGGAACAAAGCAAATTATCAGATTTCTGTATTCTTATAAAGAAAAGAGTATTTGGTTTAAATCCTCCACAATATGTAGCTATGTACAAGGATAGACCAAAGGATCCTAGAGAAGCTTATGAGAATGCAGCAAAACTACTAACATATTATAATGGAGCAAAAGCAGTTCTTGAATCTACCAGAACAGCCTTACTTACATATTTTAGAGATAAAAAATATATGTACATGCTTATGAAGAGACCTAGAGCTACACTATCTGATGTTTCTAAGTCTAATTCTAATATGTATGGAGCACCATCTAATGAAAAAACTATAAATCACGGTAGAGAACTTGTCTATGATTTTTGTTTAGACTATGCTAATACAATAACATTTAGAGAAATGTTAGAACAACTATTAGGATACTCTGATGAAAGAAAAAGAGAGTTTGATATTGTTGCTGCTATGATTATGGCTGAACTGGCAGATGAAGAGTTATCTTCAAAAGTTCCAGTTGAAAGACAGGAAGTAGCTAAAAACTTTAGAGATTTTGGATGATGGACAGATAGTAATGGATATAGACATTATGGGGTAATACCTAAAACAGACTGAGAAAAAGATGCGAATAGAAGAATTAGAGAATACGATTCGTGACTATATAAAGACTTTATATAAAGCAACTTATAATAGAAGATTAGAAGTAACTAACGATAATGGAGTTTACTCCCTAATCTTAGGTATTCCAGATGATGTGATGCCAACAACTATAAGTTTACAAACAACTGATCCTCAAGAATTTCTTTCTTATATATATGAAGAATTAAAAACTAGAAATTATATGAAGATATATTTTTATCAAGTTCGGAGGACTGGAAATCTAAAAAAATATGAAATATAGTGAAAAAGAACAGGAATACATACACGAGATAGATAGAGCTATAACAGAGTTAGTTTATGAAAAAATTAAACTAATAAAAGCTTATAACTATTATCATGGAAGAAGAGATCCTGAACAATTTAGGCACTTAGAAGAAAACTATGGTATTGGTACTCCAACATCTGTTGAGTTTGTTCCTTTAGTTAGGAAACATATAGATGTGTTAGTTGGAGAGTATTTAACTATACCTATATTGCCAAAAGTATCTTGTAAGGATAAAGAAACCCTATCTAAAATAAGTCAGGATAGATTGAAATATGTTAATCAAGCATTAGCCGATAGAATAAAAGAACATATAAGAAGTATAATTAATGGAGAATATAATGATAATCCCAGATTATCTGCCGAACTTGATGAATTACAAAAATCTTTAGAAAGTAATTATATATCTGAATATGAAATAGCTGCTCAAAATATTATTGAATGAGCTATGCAGTCTAGAGATATAGATTTTTTAAATAACGGAAGATTACTATTAACAGATCTTCTAATTACTGGTACCTGTTATTATAGAACTCTAGAAAATGCAGAAGGAACTAATGTAGATTTAAAAGCTTTAAATCCATTACATACTTTCTTAGATAGAAACTTCTCTTCTAAGTTTCATAAAGATTCTCAAAGAGTAGTTATTAGGGATTATATGACTAAGAATGAAATACTTCAAAATTATGGAGAACTTTTAACTCAGGAAGATATAGATTCTTTAGATACTAGTTTATATGTTGATAATGATTCCACATATGTCAGAAGTTTTGGAGATTCTATAGTTGGAGTAGCTGATCCATCATCTGAAGGTATATTAGGTGGATTTGAAGTAACTCCTTTATATAATCTTAATTCTAATTTCAAACTTAGAAGATTTCCAGTCTATGATGTTGAATGATTACAAGTAGATAAGGAAGATGGTAAATTTATTACAAATAGGTATAGAGGTATAAGAATAGGATATAGTATATACATTTTAATGGGTAAAGTTAAGAATGTTACTAGAAGTGTTTCTAATCCATATAAATGTGGTTTGTCAGTAAATGGAGTATTTTACTCTGATAGAAATGGTAATCCATTCTCTTTAATATTAGCAACAGCAAATCTTCAGGACAAGTGAGATGTTATTAACTTTTATAAAGACAATTTAATAGCTGAATCTGGCACTAAGGGAGATTGAATAGACTTAGCATATCTTCCTAATGTACTAGGAACTGATCTTGCAGAAAAGGTTATGAAGTGGAAAGCTTATAAAAAGCAAGGTACTGCATTAATAGATTCTTCACAAGAGGGAACTCAACCTATGAATACAACTTTTGCAGGATATGATGATACTATATCTTATCAGGCTATGCAAGCTTTGGATCTAGCTCTTGAAAGAATAGAAAATACTTGTAGTGCAATTACTGGAGTATTTAGAGAAAAATTAGGAGGTATAGAACAAAGGGATGCTGTAACTAATGTACAAGTTGGCATAAGATATTCTAGTTATACAACTAAACAATTCTTTTATATGATGGATTTAGTGACCAGAGAAATATTACTAGATCTATTAGATATGTGTAAAATCGTGTTTAAGGATGGGATTATAGGAACTATTATACTTGGTGACAGGCTTAACAAAGTATTTACAGCTTTACCAGAATATTATACAATGACTGATTTTGATATACATATTACAGATACTTCTGAAATGATAAAAGATTCTGAACTGTTGAAACAATTGAGTTTTGAATTCTCTAAGAATAATAATATTGATCCTGAAATTGTTATAGATATTATAACTTCTAAGAGTCTTACTAAGATGAAATCTGATGTAACTAATGCTATTAGAAAGAAAAGAGAAGAATCAATTGAAGCTATGCAAATGCAACAACAATTAGAGGCAGCTTCAAAGGAAGTTCAAAGAGCGCAAGAAGAAATTAGAAAGTTACAATCCCAAGTACAACAGCTTAACCAAGAGAAGTTAAATATTGAAAAAGAAAGATTAAATAAAGAAACTGAAGTTGCTTGGTATAAAGCTAGAACAGACAGAGATCTTAAAGAAAGAGAACTAAAAGTAAAAGAAAATCAAGTTAAAGCTGAAGTTCTTCAACTTTATGACGAGAATACAAAAAATAATGAAATAAAGAATATATAATGGATTCAGTTTTTAAAATATCAAAACTAGGAGAATTTGGTTTATTAATAGAAGGGCTTGAGGCTGATGCTGGACAATACTTATCTGAAGATAATGTAACTATAAGTCACAGAGCTTATAGATGAGACCATTCTATTACTATAAATACAATATCCTATTTAAATTCAGAGGGTGCAGAGACTTTTAAAGAATATAAATTTGTAGACCATGCAGACTGTTGTACTGATAGACAAGAAGTACAACTTGATAAAGATGGTTTATATAGAATTGCACATATAATAATACCTACAAAAACATGAATAGATTTTGCAGTAGGATTAGGAGAAAATTTTAATTTGTATAACAAAGTATATTTTTATGATAATGGTAAAATATACTTATGAAATGGGAACAGTTCAATAGAAGTACCATTTTCTGAATTTTATAATGAAGCTCCGTCTGAATTAAATACTATAATTAGGTCAGATAAGAATACATTTGCAATGTATTATTTAAATAAATGTTTTAGTACTTTAGTAAAAGACATATTAAAAGATCTACCTACTTGTAATAGTACAACTTTAGACAAAAAAGTTAATGATAGAGATTTAATATGGATGTTTATAAATGTTATTAAGTATTGTTTGGATACAGCACAATTATATGAAGCACAGAGATTTTTAGAAAAGTTAAATAAGTGCAATACTATTTGCACTGATATAAAACCTTCAAGTAATGGCTGCGGATGTAACTAATTTAAAAATACAAACCATACATAGATTTGATGAATGGTTATATGAGGCATCTTATGGTCATTATAGAGATTATAGTATGATACTTCATATGATATCGCTAGTACAAGTATGAAATGATATAGATAATGTAGAACCTATTTATGAATTTTTAGTAAATAATTAATATGTTACCAAAAAATAGATATGCTTGTATATCTGATTTAAAAGATTACTTTAAAAAGACAGATCTTTTAAGTGGACTTACAGAATTTGAAAAGAAAGAATTAAGAAGGAATATTGGAGTTGTAGATTATATAGGAGAAGATGGGCAACCTGCTCCAATTGAATTAACATATTTAACACTATTAGAAACTATAAATAGAAATTCTTTAATAGTAGGAGCAAAATATATAATTACTGACTTCCAAACAATATACTCTTCAAATGTAGGTACAATAAGAGAAACTTGAGGTTCTACTATAAATCCGTCTCCAGTATATAGATTACTTGTGTCTGCTTTAGATATAAATAAATTAGATTCTAGAGCTTATATTGTAGGTAAAGATTGACAAGTAGAATACGATGTTACACAAGAAACGCTTGAGGACGGTGTTAAAACTAAAGGTAAAATTACTTGACTAAAAGACAACAATGGTAATTCTGCATACTATGATTTTAAGAATGTAAAATTTAGAAGGACTAGAGAAGAATTAAGAAACACTACTATAGAGATAGCTAGTCCTTATTTAGATCTTTTTACATTCTCAACAATAAGAGAAAATGATGTAGTAGCAGATTCTTCAGAAACAGTTTTATGTGAATACAATGTTTTAAAAGAAAATTGTTGAAATAATGTGTTTATAGGTGATACTTATAATAATATATTTGAAGCAGAATTTAAGCATAATACTTTTATAAGAGGATGTTATAATTCTCATTTTCTATGGAATACCTATAATAATCTATTCCATGAACCTGTTGCTTATACAGAGGGAAGTATATCTAATAAAGTATCTCCAATAGGAAATACTGATTTCTCAACTTCTATATCAAAGACAATTCATAAAGTGAATGATGCTACAATTTTATCATTTTTAGATCCAATTACCTATTCTTATCAAGTAATAATATTATAGAATGGAATTTATAGACTTAAATCAAGAAGATTCTCTTATAAATATAGATGATAATTCTTATTTATTAAATCCCAAAGAACCTATAATTGAAGACGTAGAAGTCCCACAATTAGAATATATACCTAAAGTACCAAAAGATAATGAGGAACTTGCTTTATTAGAGTCTTGTGGTATAGAAAAGTTCTATGGTGATGTATCAGAAGAGGGTTATTTTAAATTAGAAAATCTATTTTCTGAATTAGTAAGCGACTATCAAAGAGCCAAAGCTAGATATAATTTAGGGATAGCAGAAGAGTATGCTTTAGTGTGGGGGAATATCACTGGCTCTATAGAGAATCAACAAGATTTGTATGCTTATATTACTAATAAATTTATAGAATATGTAAATATGTATTCTGAAATTATTAATAATTTATTAGTACAATGGGCTATAGAACTTAATTATAGGTTAGATCAAAAAGTTGATAAATATTCCCCACATCTAGAAGGCGAACCAACAACTACATTACCTAGTATAGAGGATGATTCAGATAGAATTGCTTCTACAAAATGAGTTAATGCTAAATTAGCCATAAATGAAGATAATACATTAAAATGGCTTAAATTAAATAAAGATTACATGTTTGTAGATGATCCTCCTCAAACAATAACTTTATCTTGAGACTTCTATAATAATCCACAAGAAATTTATGTTAACGGTTCTTTATTAAGTCCTCTTGCTAGAGAGTATAATTTTTATAATGTAACTAATAGCTTTTCAATACACTTTTCTTATAAAGTAAATGATAAGTGATATAACAAGTATCTTACTTTTCAAAAAGTAAATGCTTATTACTATGGTACTAGTGATGTGGTAGCATCTATGACGAAAACTAAAGATTCTTCAATAATAGTAAATTCAAATGCTAATAATTTTGTATATTTGTACATCCCTAATGATATGAATGCAAGACTTTTTGTAGATAATATATTAGGTGGATTTAGAAATATCGGAGGGACTGTTATTAATGGAATTAATTACTACCTATACAGAACAGTGAATTCTGGATTAGGACAATTACATATTACCTATGATAAACAATAGACAAGTTAACATATGGAGAGGAAATGAAGAACCTCCTACAATTTATCATGTATGGATCTATAATGATTTATCTATAAAACTTTATAATGGCACTGAGTGAGTTACTTTTACAGACAATGCATTTGTTATAGATACACTTAATCAGTTATTAGGCAGAATAGATGAGTTAGAAGATTTCATGAATAATAGTACCATAAATGGACACAAAATAAAGGATAACCCAGTATTAACTGCTATTGATTTAAAAGCAGCTAATTCTGGAATATTTATAAATACAAATGATGATGTTTCAAGTGCTTTAATGAAATTAGATAAATTACTTGATATAGAAATTATTGAATAAAAAAATGGAAAGCAAAATAATTTATGCTAAAACAAAAGCTGCTTTTCAGAGAGAGTTGCCTAATATTCCAGATAACTTAAATCCTTTAGTATTTATTGAGGATACAAGAGAGGTTTGGATACTAGGTCATTATTTTAGTATAGGTTCTCCAGGAGTATTTGTTACAGAAGAAAATAATATTATTAATGTAGAAATAGGGCAAAGTAATTTTACAATGTCTGCTTCTGGAGATAATATAGTAATAAGAAAAGGACTTGGAAATGATATTATATTCTCTAGTCCAGCATTAACTTCTATAACTACAGAGTATCCTTTAAGATGGGACTCAGTAGCCAAAAAATTAATACACGAAAATACAAATATTACTCCTGGATCTTATGGTGAAACATCTTCTCATGACAATGCTAGCTTAATTACTATACCATGATTCATAGTTAATAGCTGGGGACACATATCTGATGTTACAAACAGAAATATAAAGATTAGAGACTATGTAGAACAGATTAGTAATGCTGCTCTAACTGGGAATTATAATTTATTAATTGGGTACTCTGATAACGAATTAACAGAAACTAATACTACTAGAAAAGCTATTGGAGTAACCTACAATGCTGATACTCATGGATTAGAAGTAGATGGTGGTATAAATGCTGGCGGAGATTCTTCTATATCTGGTAATTTAGTTGTAACTAATGGTAACATTATTGGTACTATAGAAGGAGATATTACTGGTACTGCTACCCCAAAAATACACTTATCTGAAGAACCAGAATATGGTGGTGCTTCATTAAATCTATATGGACATGTTAAACTTCAAGATGAACTAAACGGAGTTCCAGCGCCATCAAGCAATAATGCAGATATAAACTCTGCAAGTGTTGTTAATGGTGTTGCAGCATCTCCTTATATGGTTTATGCTGTTAAAAATGAGTTAATTGGGATAATAGATAATAAGACAGTAAATGGTATTAAAGTAAATAATGATATTATAGGAATACCTGCTATACCAGATAACTTACAAATAAGAACAGAAAATGGATTACGTGGTGGAATAGATGCAACAACTGGAGAGTTAGTTTTCAGTTCTGTTTCTATAAAAGGATATAATCAGGATAACCAACTTACTGATATAACAGATAACTTAAGATTTACAGATGACTTCTTAGTGGATAATAATGATTTATCTATTAGATGGAAGTATATTGATTAACAATTTCTAATAAATGAGTAAACTAATTTATTCAAAAACTAAAGCAGGGTTTGAAGCTGCTTTCCCAGACAAGACAACCATTCAGAAGTCTATAGTATTCATGGAAGATGGTTATCTTTGAACACATGGGCAGTACTTTAAATTATTTAATGATAGTGCAAACCCATTATTTACTTCAGTACTTACTGATAACACAATAACTATAACTGATGCTACTAGCAAACTTATAACATCTTTTAATGTAGGTGTTGTATCAGTAATTGGAGATAGTATTATAAGTGCTACAACTACAGATGGTGAAACTACATTATCACACAGTAAACCTTTTGCTTCAAACCAAACAATTGGGCCAGCTGATAATAGTAATACTACAATAATAGTTCCACAAATAACTTTCAGTGCATACGGACACTACTCTTCTGTAACTAACAGAACTGCTACACTAAATAATGTACTTGCAAGTAATGCTGATGCTACTAATACTACACATTATTTATTAGGTTCAGCAGCTTCAACAACTGCTACAGAAGCTATATATAAAACTTCTAAAATTACTTTTAATCCTTCAAATGGATTATTTAGTGCTATTACTATTCAAGAAAATGGTACTAATTTAGCCTCTAAATATGCGCCAATTTCACATATTGATATAATAGGCTCTAATACAATATCAGGACACGTACAGTTATCTGATTCTACAAATTCTACTTCTGGAGTAGCGGGAGGGATAGCAGCTACACCACTTGCTGTAAAAACAGTAATGGATGCAGTTAATGGTTTAATATCTGCAAATGATGCAATGGTATTCAAAGGTACTATAGGTACTGGAGGAACTGTTACAACACTTCCTACTAATGGATATCAAGCTGGTTGAACTTATAAAGTTATAACTGCTGGTACTTATGCAGGCAATCCTTGTGAAGTAGGTGACTTAATTATAGCAATAAATGATGGGCCTGCATCTGGTAGTACAGTAATTAATGCAGACTGGACAGTAGTACAGACTAATGTTGATGGGTCTGTTACAACTTCTGGTACTTTAACTGCAAATCAACTTATAGTAGGTAATGGTTCTAAAACATTAAAAACTCTTAATGCTGGAACTGAAGGACAATTTTTAAAAATAGTAAGTGGTATTCCAGCTTGAGCTAATCCAGTTTATAGAGCAATAAACATTGATGGTACAGAAAGATATTCTGCCTCATCTTCTACTACTTTTAGAATGGATGCTGGAACAGGCATCTCTTTAGCATGAGATGGGACAAATA